CAAATCATTATTTGATGTGGCACCAAAGCCACCAGCATTTGCATTATTAGCTGGGTTCCACTGCTCAACTGTGCCAGAACCAGCAACTAATAAGTTATTGTAATCTCTAGCTGTAGCAGTTGATGTAGAATACTGGTGATAACCATAATAACCAGAATAAAGTGCAGAGATTTTGTTTGGTCCACCAGCCTGTGTAAAGCTATTGTATGGTGATGTATTAGTTGTATAAAGAGATAATGCCCTACCTATTGTAGTAAATGGTGTTGGGTTGCCACCACCTAATGCATCTGTAAGACCATAACTATAATTTGCTAATGTAGCTGAACCAGCACCACCTTCTGAACGAAGCTGTGATGTAAGATACCTTACTGGTCTGGTAACCTGTCCTGTCCAATAAGTTGTAAGACCCTGTGCCACACCAACGTTTACTTGTGAAAGAGAGGAATTTGTAGGTGTATTAAAGTTGGTAGTCCACATGCCATCAACATCTGCTTCTACTATAACAGCATACTTATTAAAGTTTACATCAGAAAGAATTTCAGAGGATAGGGTTCTTATGTCAATACCAAGTATTGGTGATTGAACTGCTGCCCAATAGCCTCCAGCAAAAAGTGAATTAGCTGTTGCTGGAACATTACCTACTAGTTTTCCACCAGAGATGCTGATAGAACATCCAGTATTAACAGCAATGTTTTTAATCTTTGCAGTAACGGATGGAACTTGTGAACCTGCTGCTGTAGCTAATGTATAATCTCCATCAGCAGAGAATGACTGATTTGGTAAAGTAGTAAAATCTATAGAGGCAACAAGTTTCTTTTGCCCATCAGAAACAATTATTGTTTGACCTCCACCATCTGCTGCTTGGAATACATCTGCTATTGGCATGTTAGTTTTTCTCTAAGATTAAGTTAACGTACTTTAGATTTGCTGTACCTGCATCTGTTTTAACTGTTACATAAAGAGTTGGGGTTTCAAGCCAAGCATCAACATCTACTTTAAAAACAACACCACCTCTTGATGGAGTTGTATAACCAGTAGCAATAGTGGCCTGTGTATCTGGTACAAGGATTTCATCTCCTGCTGCATCTGGAGAAACACGTACAGTTAATTTTGCACAACCGCCAGCGATAGCATGAACATGAATATAGATTGAAGAAAGTTTAACACCAAACTTTGCAGCCTTTGGTATCTCAATACTTGACGTTCCACTTGCTGGATTGCTAAGTATATTAATTCCTATTGGAGCAACAAAGCTCGTTGATAGTGCGGTTGTGATTGTTCCTGTAGATACAGGCCAAACTTCTGGTGCTATTTTTGCCATGATTAATTCCCTCTATTATAAGCTATTTCTTTTTTGTCTTTTTACTTTTACCAGCCTTATCTAATGCAATCGCAATAGCTTGCTTTTGCTTACGACCTTTCTTCATTAACTCGCTGATATTCTTACTGATTGTTTTATTAGAACTTCCTTTTTTAAGTGGCATTTAAATCTCCGAATTTATTCTTTCTATGATTGAGTTAGGGTCTTTACCCTCAGATGCGTACTGTAATTCTCTACTTAATTGTTTTGCTAATTCTTCTTGTGCTCTTAACCATTCTGGTGAAGGCATTGGAGATTGCAAACCAGAATGATAGAGATAAACATTACCATCCTTATAACGTTTAAGTTCTGCTCCTGCTGGGTCTACACCATTAGCTATGCTGGTAGCAATAGCCCAATCTTTTAATGAGCGTTCGTATCCAAAGAGAACACCTTGAAGTACATCTACTTCAAAAGCAATCTTACCTTTGGCTGAATTAAATTTCCATTGACGACCATTCCATGTAGGCTCTCCAGGTTTTACTAACACAGGATTACCAGCCTTATCTTCTACTGGCTTTAAGTCATATCTATCTTTAAGTAATTCAATATCTCCCATTGTTACATGTTGAGCCAGAGCTGCTGATGGATAATAACCATGTGGAGCATTAGGACTTTTCTGTAGGAGAAGAGACATATTCTTTGCAAATTCAAAGTGTGGCTGAGAAGTTACTACATCAAAAGTTCCAGCAGCCATTGTAGCAAATAGCTTATCTTTATTGTAAGCATCAACACCAGCCATTACTCCACCAAGAACTCTCGAATAACTTTCAAAGACAGGATTGGCTGCTCCATAAAAGCCTGTCTTGTATCCATCATAGGTCTGACCTTCTGTCCAAGAGTACATTCTAGTTGAAGCATATTTTGCTACATAAGCATTGTGTCTCTTGAGGAAGTTGTCTTCTGTTCCTTTTTGTATTCTGGCTTGTGCTGCCAGATACTTGGCTGCATCTGGACGGAATAAACCTTGAATACTTTCTACAGTTGATTGACGCATGAAGGAATAGAAAAGCATCCAAGAAGAAATTAACTTTCTTTCCCAATCAGAAATCTTAGAGTAATCTAGAAGAACATTTCTAGCTAACTCAGCAGCTTCTCCTTCTGTAGTACCAGAGCGAAGAGCTTCTTTAAATACTGCTTCGCGGAATACATAGTCAGCTTCTGAACCAACGATATTAAAAGCAGAAGTATTTCTTGATAGAGGACCATAGTTTCTACGAACCTTCTCTATAAAGGCAGCATTGTATCCAGCCTCATTAATTTCTCCAGCTCTCTTTACATCTTGTAGGATGGAGGAAGAGAAGTCAAAATCGTACTGAGACATCTTATAAACATTATTACGGAAGACTTGTGTTAGTTCTACATCCGTATAAACCTTACCAGATGGGGTTATGATTAAGTCTGATTTTGTTGCACCAATGAGATTACGAAAACCTTGACGAAGATAAGTTGTTGCGGCTGCTCCAGCAGAACCTACTCTTCCTACAGCAGAGCCAACAGCAGCGCCCACTCTGGTGCCTCTAGCTCCTCTAACGAGGGTTCCAGCACCAGCACCTAGGAGTGCAGCACCAGCAGCAGCAGCGGGGCTTAGAGTGGCACCAAAGGTAGCTGCTCCAGCAATTGTAGCTCCAACACCAGCCTCACCTATTACTTCGGCAGCTCTACTGATTGGTCTGACAAATCCTTTTGGAATATTTAAGATAGCTGTACCAACATATTGTGGTGCTGTTACAGAAGCAATAACAGGTACGGAGAAATTGTTAACACCAAGGAAGCGACCATTGAGTGTCCAGATACCACCAAGCATTCCACCGATAGCATTTCTTCTCAGAGTTCCAGCAGCCCAACCAATACGAGAAGCAATAAAATCTTTTGCTTCTTTATTGGATGCACCTAAATCTTCTAAAGCAGCATTCAAGAACTTATTGCTTTCTGTCATTTCAGAAAACATCTTGTAGCTATCTGGGTCTAAGAATACTTTTAAATCTCCGACAGACTTCATCTGGGCATTAATAGCTTCATAACCACCAGAGCCAGATTTAAAATCAAATCCTAATGTGTAAAGTTTTGCTTTAACATTGTTGATAGATAGTTCTAGAATTCTTTCTATATCAGAAGCAGTTACAAGAGCTACGTTGTTTTTAATAACATCTACAAATTCACCAGTCTTTGAAAACTTAACTATTTCTTTTGTTTCTGAATAAGCAGACACATCTCCTTTCTCTAGAATTTGTTTTACCAATCCATTCCTTTCTTTTACTAAAGCTCTTCTTGAAGTAGCAACGGCTTCTCCACCAGCTTCTACTATATCATCAACAAGAACTTCTACAGCATCTTCTATCTCTGTTATTCTAGAACGAAGAACTTTGTTTACCAACATATCTTCTGCTATAGTAGTTCCATCTCCTCTACCATATCCAACTTCAAGAGAAAGAGAACGATGCTCTTCTGCTAAGACCCTTATTTCATCTGTTGGTATATCACCATCTTTCCAAATCTTTTGGATAAGCTCAGACTTCTTTGGTTTGACAGCAGCTCCTATCTCATTATTAATTTCTTCAATACGAGAAATAATAGCCGCATCATCTGTAAAGCGGGCAGGGTCCATAACAATATCGGCTTTAAGGTCTGCTCTTTTTGTAGGAGGTATGATGGTAACTTCATCAGTTTGAGCTACGTAATCATCAAAATTAATCTTTGGATAATTATTACGTAGATTAGTTTTTACTTTTTTAACTATATCTTCTACATTAAATATCTTACTATAACTATTGGCTAGCTCAGCAGAAATACCAGAAGCATTATCAATACCATTCTTAATAATTGAGTTTGTTACTTTAAAGTAAACTTCATTTTCTACTTCAGACCAAGCTTTACCATTAGAAATATAAGTTGAAATTTCATCAACAATAGCTTTGCGAACTAGCTTATCTACAGTTCTTTCATAAGTACCAAGACCTCTAGTATCTCTTTGGATAACTTCTACACCATCAGTTACAGAAACAGATTTTGGATTACCCCATCTTTCTCCATCTGGTGTAACTCTAACTACATCATCATAAGCTGTTCTGGCAGCTTCAGTAAAGTATTCGTTACTATCACGTAGAAGTTTAGCCTTCTCACCTCTATTAACTGAGATAACTAATTCTGGATTTCTAGTGGCTAGGTCTACAGCAAAGCTTTCTATTAGGGCATCTTTTCTAACATCAAGTATTTTAGCAATAAACAAATCAGAGATAGCATCATCTGTAAGTAGTTTTAATCCTTTATTAATCCAATCTTTATTGCCTGCTCTAGTTGTGGCAATCATATCTTCCATCAAACCAACAATAGTGGAACGGCCCTCAAGAGTTCCAGAGACAGCAGCTAAGTCTATTCTTCCTTCAGAGATAAATGGTTTTAATGTAGAATAGATTGGACCATCTGCGGATAAAAATGTTTCAGTTAATTTATAATCTGGTAGATTTTGTATACCAAAAAATCTTCTGATTAAATCCCAATATAGGTCTGCTACTTCACTAGCAGCAACAGTACCATCCTCAGCTACTTTAAGAGTAGATAAGATTTCATTATCTATTAGTTTGGTAAAGGCAACTGAGCCTTCTTCGCCAGCATTAATAGCAGTTCGTAAGTCTTGGATAAGTTCTTGTGGTAATGAATTTATTCTGGTGGAAAGAGTTTTTAAAGCATTAGCAATTGGAAGTGGAGCAGCATCAATTGTTTTATTTAGACTACGAACAAGACCAGCAATTGGTCTAGTTTTAGCTAAAGCTCTAGCCAAGGTAGTATTAGTAAGTGCGTCAAGTCCCCTTTGAATTACAGGTACTCTAACAATATCTTCAACACCACGAATAAGTGGTAGTCTTCTACCAACAGGAATAGCAGCACGCTCTGTTAGTTTGCTTGTTTGTCTTGGTGAAACAACACTTGTTCCAAGTTCTGCTCTAGCAATAGAAGTTCTTACTGTATTAACAATTGAGTTAACTTCTTCAACAAGTAGTTTTTCTCCAGCAGCAACCTTATCAAGTATAGCACTCCAATATGGATTGTTCTCTATTCTAACAGCACCAAGTTCTTCTGAAAGTATTCTTACTAAATTAGTTTTGGTAGCTTCTGGCAGACGAATTGTATTATCTCCAGCATCAACAAAGGTTTCGATAACTCTATCTTTTGTAGTTCCATAGATTGCTTCTTTAACCGCTGCGTCTACTTTGGCTCCAACCTTTTCCCATCTAGAAGCTTTGGCAAGAGCAGTAGGTGAAATGAATACCCAATCATTATAATTAGCTTTAGCTAGGTCTTCTGCTAATCTATCAGCTACAATTAAATCTGCTACTCTCTTATTAATTCCAGAGAATATATCAGCACCCTCATCAACAGCAGCAAAAGTTTTTGCCGCATCATAAGCATCTAATAAATTACGAAGTTCAGCTTCTGATAATTTACCAGTATCTTCTACAATGCCTCTTATTCTTGCAACATCAGAATAAAGACCTCTAATACTTTCTGCTCTTAATTCTGCTGTTCTTACTCTAGCTGCATCAAATGAAGATGGATTTCTTAAAACATCAGCATCACCTCTGGCAATACCTTTTGTTAGACTATTATTAAGATAAGAAAAAATATCATCAACAACTACTTTATAAACATAGGAACCAACTTTTGTTTTACCTAATGTTTCTTGTAGTTTAGATATATCAGCAATATCTATTTGTTTACCTATTGCATCTTGTATTAATTTTATATCAGTTCCAACTTCATCTGCAATAGCTGCAAACTCTGAAGGAATAGGCTTTCCTTCAAGAATAATATCTGCAATTTTTGGAGCTAAGGTTTCTGCAACGAAATCAGCTACTGGCTTTGGATTTACACTTATATCAAATACCTTTAAGTCTTCCGCTCCAATACCAAATGCTTTGGCTATTGCTCTTGCTTTTCCTACCTCAACACTTCTTCTTGCAAGTGGAGCCAGTGCATCAGAGATTGGACTATCAATAATTTTACCAGTGATTTCCAATCCTTTAGCTAAACGTGGAGAAACCTTTGCAGCAGCACCACCAAGTTTACCAACTGCTCCTCCAATAACTGTAGTAGGAAGAACGGGAAGTGCAATCTCAGTTCCTATGCCAAACCAAAATGGAAGTGAACTATCTTTTCCATACAAATATTGTGCTGCTTGTAAGTCAGAATAATCGTCACCAAGACCACGACCAATAGCAATAGAAAATGCCGTATCATTAAAATAATTTCCAGAAGAAAGTTCTGGTTTTTTAGTAATACCAGAACCTACTTCTCTAGCTGAAGTTGTGAGGAAAGATACTCCAAGTGTAGGTAGCGCAGAAATAATTGGAGTTACCGCAGCAGCAAAATCGCTACGACCTATTGTATCTGCTACTGCGGTATTTGCATCATTTATAAATTGTGCAAGTAAATAATTTCTATCTGTTGGGTCAACAGGACTTCCATCTGGATTAACATCGTAAGTCATGGAACGTATTGCTGGCTGTGTAACAGTACGTATTAAACCACTTAAATCACGAAGAGCAGCACCTGTTCTACTTTCGTAAAGCTGTCCCTTCTCATCTTCTCCAGTTAATACATATTCAGCGGCTTTAGAAATGGTGCCCTTTTCTGTACCAGTTCTTTTAGCATAAAGTTCTGGATTAACTTCTTCAAGCCAAAGCTTAGAAATTTCATCTGCTTGGTCATTAACAATACCATATTCTGGAGAACCTTCTTTTGGTTCTTTGCCTTCTGCTGCAAGAGAGCCAAGCAGGAATGCTCTTGACTTAATACGAATATCTTCTTCGCCCTGTTGAACTAGCTCTTCAAACCTTTTAGCTTTCCAAGCATCTACTTTTTTCTGGTCAATTCCACCAGCAGTTCTATCTTTTAGGGCAACGTAGAAGCTTTCGGTTTCTGATGGAAGATTACCCTCTTGCCATAAACCTAATTCTTCTACAACTCTATCTTCAATTATTTTTCTTAGGGCAGCACCACGTTCTTCTCTGCTCTTACGAAGTTTAAACTGAGAAGTGCTTTCTAAAGCTTGACGACCAAATACATCTGATAGGGACCAATTTCCTTCAGCAAATGCTTCTGGGTCCAAAGCTCCTGTTGCATCAGCTATCTTAGAAGCATAATCACCAATCTCTCTTGGTGTAAGAATAATACCAGCAACTAACTGGGAAGCTCTAGCCTCGGCTTCAGTTCTGCTAGCTCCTTGGCGGATTAAATCATCTTTAAATTTTTCCCAAGCTTTTCTTTCATCATCTTTTAGACCAGCTCTAAACTTTTGAATTTGTGATGCTTCATCAATAACTGGAGCTTCACCTTCAACTGGAGCCGCCTTTTCTAGAATAGGAGTACCCTTAGCTACGTCTTCTGCTGTAGCTTTCTTTAGACGAAACTGGGGCTCAACTGCTGGAAGACCTTCTTCTTCAGTTACTGGTTTAGGTCCAACAACAACATCACCTTCAATAATGAAGTCTTCTTCTACAGGTCTTGCAGCTTCTCTGGCTAAACGCTCACTTTCTGTAATAAGAAAATCTTCAGCAGTCTCTACTAAACCTTCTTCAGTTGGAGCTTCTTCTTCTGTAAAAGTAGTAGGCTCTACAACCTCTGGAGCAATAGCAGCCAGAGGTACAACTGTACCTAGTGTTTGTTCAATAGGTTTTCCAGAAGCAGCCTGTTCTCTAACTGCTCCACCTATTTTATAATCTGCAAACTCATCAGCATATTTCTGACCAGAGACTTGGAATTCTTTATAAAGTTCTAAGTCTTCTGGTGATAATAATTTTAGAGCTTCTTCTGTATACTTGGGTTTAGCCATTCATAGTTCCCCTACAATAAGCTCTTATTTTTTATCCTACGTTACCTGATGGGAAGTCTCCATATTTAGGTGCAAAGTAAGGTGTTGGTTCCATATTTGGTCCAAGTTCTGGAACCCTTGGAGGAGTAGTAGATACATCTTCTAAGTCAACTCCAGTATCAGTTGGACGTTTAGGAGTGTCAACAAGGAACTGTTCATATTGTGAAGCAACTATATTGTAAAGAATATCTTCTTTTGCTTTTCTAGCTAAATCTGCTGAACCATAAACAGAAACAATATCTGGACTAGAAGTTGTAACAGAAGATACTTGTTCATAGATTTGTTCTGGCTTAATAGAACCATCTTTAATACCAGACATTACTCTGTCATAAGCATCTTGAGAAATATCTACAAGAGAGCGTTTTTCTACAGCACCATTTTTGGCAGCAGCTTGAACAGCCTTCATATACTCAAACATCTCATCTGCTTTACCATATCTCTTGGTAACTTTTGGAAGGGCTGGAGATTGCCTTCCGATAGTTCCACCTCTCATTGGGATTGGTGCAGATAAATCTCCAGCACCTCTGCCAGTTAACTCTGGTGTATCTAATGGAATACCCTGTTCTATTGCTCTGCGTCTAGTAGCATTCTCTGAAGAAACGGCAGCACCAATTTCCTCCATTGTTCCTCTACGACTGCGAAGAGGATTATATATTTCGCCAGTTCTTCTAGCTATATCTTCTGCCGTTGGAACTCCTACAGCTTCTGGTAAAGGTCCACCAAGACCGCCTTTTCTACTTTCGAGTGTACCTTCACGTTGGTAAGTTTGAATAATTGGATTATCTACGTTAGTATAGAGATAGCTTTCTAGAGCTGTTTTGTTTGGAAGAGCACCAAGACCATACTCTGATTTAATAACTCTAGCTACAGCATCAGCATTACTACCACTACCTACTTCTCTTGCTATAGCAGATGCAATAATTTCATCAGCCATTCTACTTTCATCTGCCGTAATAACACCATCGTTTCTTAGTGAATTGATAAGAACAGTATTGAGTGCATCACCAACACCATTGTTAGCTAGGCTATCAGCAATCTTTTCATCACCTGTTAAATCTCTTGGCTTTGATTTTGCTAATTCTTCATCTATTATAGCAATGGTTCTCTTTAGAGCAGCAGTATCAGTACCAGCTTTAGCAACATACTCATCTGTTTTTGCTTTCTTAGCAATAGCTAAAGCCTGTGCATCTATCTTATTAGCTGGTACAGCAAAGCGTGCAGCTATATTATCTTTAATTCTTTTTTCTTCAGTAGCACTTAAAGGCTGTCCACCATGACCAGCACGAACTGCTTGAGCTGTTTCTGAATAAAGATGAATTGCAAGTGCTTGTTTTTGTTCATCACTTACTCCAGTAAATGCAGTTGGAATATTTGGATTGCGAAGAATAAAATCATCAATAGCAGTTTCAGTAGCTCTTCCTTGTGGAACAGCAAACTTTGTTGCATCAGCAGCGGTAGCCTTAGAAACTTGGTCTAGTGATGAAGGAGTGGGAGTAAATAAACCTTCTGCTTTAGTAATTAGGTCTACTCTCTGTCCAGATATTGAAGCACCAACCTGTGCTAAAGCCTCTGCTGCTTTTTGTCTTTCAGCAATAAGCTTGGCTCTATCATCTCCAGTAAGACCACCAGCTTTTCTAGCTTTAATCTGTATATCTTTTGACTTAAGAGTAAACTGTTCTCTTTCTTTACGAAGTGCTGATTGTTCTTTTTCAATATCTTCGTACATTTGTTTTAGCTCAGTACGATAAGCTAAATCACTTTTATATTTTAGGAGAAGTTCTTCTTGTGCCCACTTCTTTTTTTCTTGAAGAAGTTCTGCTTTCTTTTTTAAATAAGTTCCAGCATAGCCATTACCAGCAGTTGCGTATGGAGGAGCTGTTTTTCTTGCAGTTATAGCCATTGTTTATTTTTCTCCGTAAAAGTATCTAGCAAAATCTAGAGACTGTTGTGCTGATGCTCTAGCTTCTGGTGTTTGATTAGCGTCCTGCATAATTCCAAGATAGTAATTCTCTTCTTCAGCAAAGGCATCTTGTTCAGCTCTTGCAGCCATATCATCTGAGTAAGCTTTAGCAATTCCACCAAGAACCTCAATTGATTGTAGATTAGCTTCTCTTGCAGCGGCTTGACGTTTGCTTTCTTCTCCAAGCAATTCATAAATACGAGCTTCTTCTGTAGCTTTTTCTTTAAGATTAGCAGCCTCAATTTTATTTCTAGCTTCTTGTTCTTGCTGGGCAACTCTTTGTTCTTGACCAATTCCCATCTTAAAGAAAGAACCTGCGCCAAGGTCTGCACCTTGTAAGCCTTGCTGAAAAGCTAATTGTTGTTCTCTACGAGTAGCACGCATTGGGTCAATAAGCTCTGCTTCCAGTTGTGCTCTTTCAGCATCAGTTAAGCCAAGCATACCAAGCTCTTGTCTGCGTTGTAGCTCACCCAATTCTTTTAGTTGTGCTACTTGTAGAGGGTCGTCTTGATAAGATAATCCACCAATCAATCCTCCACCAAGAGCGCCTACACCAGCACCTATTAGAGTGCCCAAACCTGGGGCTATAGCAGAACCTACAGAAGCTCCTACAGAAGCTCCAGTTCCAGCTCCTTGTATACCAGCAGCAGCCCTTTGCCTTCTTAGTTCTTTCTCATATGGATTATCTGTTGCCATGCTGTTCCCTCATAATAAGTAGTTTTTTTTTAGTTACCATTACCCTGACCACCTTCACCATTGGCAATGCTTCTATTATCATGCCAAGTCTCTAGTGTAAATCCCCAGTTAATTAAAAAGATATCTTGACCATTAGTATATCCCTCTAGTCCAATTGTATGCCATCCTACAGAAAGCTTCTTCATATAATGTCCAGAGAATAATTCACGCAGTCTTTGTGTTGGCTGAGTAGCATACCACTCTTCATGGGTCCAACACTTTGTATCAAAGATTGTTTCATTATCAACATAGACGTTAATGGAACCTTCTCTTTCATTTGCCGTAGTTGTTGATAGAGCAAAGTTAAACATAAGTGGACAAGCAAAGAACTGAAAGAAGGCAGTACATTCTTTCTCAACATAAAAAGTCAAGCTTGTTGTTGGATAATATTTTCTGGTTACATTTCCATTTATTGGTTGAGTTGTAGTACCAGCCATAAAAGAAAGCTTTTCTTCTGCTGATGTAAAAGATTGACCACCACAAATACCAGATACAAAATTAAAAGTATTTGGAAGTGGTTGATAAGTACCTTTCATAATATGATGCTTCTGTAAGGTATTGTTGGCTAAATCTCCAGCAACCACTCCACCATTAATATAAGCTTGAAGATTATCAAAGACATCTTGTAAAGGCTGGGCATCAATTGGAGCGCCAGCAACAACTGGTGTAAAAGTAAATGACATTATCTTGCTCCCTTCTTTAATACAATTGCAGATAGATTAGCTCTTTCCATTTTAAGAGTTAAAGGATAATAAGGAGTTAAATCTGTTGCATTTACAATCCAACAGCGTGTGTCATAACCTGGGGCTGTAAAATGTTGGAACTTCATAACTGGCGTTGAAGCTACAGAAAGTTCATAAATGGTTAGTGGAGTTGGGCTTTCATGAACATAATTTAAACAACCATGTAATCTTCTCATTGGTTTACAGCTTTCTCCAAGAACTATATCTTCTGCTGCTAAATCATGAACAGCTATTCCATCATCAAGTAATCTTTCATTAGGATTTGTGCTAGCACTTGGTGGGTCTGTTTGTGGAATAGAAACTGGAGTTATATGGTCACTGTTCCACCATTCTGCTCTATTAGGAAAGACAAAAGCATTAGCCATAGTATTTGGAGTAGTTGATGGAGTTGGATGATAAATTGGAAAAAAGATAATTGCTTGTCTATCTACTGAAGCATCAATTGGAAAGTTAGCAGCAACGCTATCTAATTCTATTGTATGTAAGTTGAAAGAATAATGGAAACGAAGCATATCTCCTTGGTTCAATATTAATGGTGTAGCATCTCCAAAACGTATACGTGAGTTACCACCAGCTTGGGCGTAAACAAATCTAACAGCAGCTCTTCCACCCATATTAGTTTTAATGCTTCCTCCACCACCAGTTCCTATAGTAAAAGAATTAGTTGTTCCATCATCCCAGCTATTGTAAGTATAGTTAGCTCTATTTAAGATTGGTGAGGTTGTTGATACTTGTCTAATATCAATACCTTCGCTTCTTACATTATCATTATCAATAGCAGAAGTAGCCGTTGTTATTGCTGTAAATTTTGCATTAACATCTGAGGCGGTTACCAGTGGTTGTGCTGTTGGTGGTGCAGCACCAACGTTTGTAGAAAATACTTTTGACATTTGTTCCCCTTATCTGTATCTATTGATAGCCGTTAGGTTTCCGCCAGAATAATAAAAGAACTGCGTCTGTATTGTTGATGCAGAATTTCTTGATGGAATTTTAAAAGCTACATTAATTTCTTGTGGACCTGTAGCTACTGGAACTGAAGCCACAAGATGTATAGTTCCTTTTGACTGATAAAGAAAATGTGTTTCAGCAACAACGTTATTATTTAATAAAACCTCAAAAGAAACCCAATCACCAGAAACATTTCCAGCCATTGCTAGTCTATCAAACCAGTAATAACAATTAAATTCTATATGAAGATTACCTTCAATAGTTTCTATTTTAAGTGGATAAAAAGAATTGTATTCCCAACCACCAACATAATTTTCATAAATTAAACCATCCCAAACTGTATTTGGAATTACTTCGTCATACTCTGTTATTCTATTTTCTGGTAATTTAACATATTCTTGCCAATACTGATGGAAAGCATAGTCTTGAAATTTAACATCAGTGTATGAATTGTCTGGTAGATTTTCTCTATCCATACCGCCATTAATTACTTCAACCTGTGAATTATAAATTTTATTATATTCTTCACTATCAAGAATATTCTTGGCTCTAAGTTCACCTTGTTTAGCTATGATAGGCATGTTAGTAAGTGCTCCTTGGTCTAGCTGCTTTTGTTTCTGTTCCGTTAGTATTAAATTCTAATTCGTAATCAATAAGAATAATATCGTTGGTAGTTTTTATTCCAACGGAAAAGGTAGAGCAAGCAGCGTTTGCTATTGGAAACTTTAACTGAGTATATAAAGGAAGCTGCCATGTTGGAACTATCAATGGTGCTGAGGCTGGACCATAAACAAAGATGTTTGTATCTGCATCATAGAAAGCTTGTTCCACATACTCTGGTCTTTGTCCTAATCCAAAGTTAGATTGTGTATAATCAAAGTCCCAATCTTTATTATAAAAAACATTATAAGTATTGGAGCCTTCAGTAAAACAATTTATGTAAACATTCTTTACATATTTCTTAGCTGAAGAAGAACCAAAGTTTTGATTAGCAGAAATCCATACAGAAGTTAGTGGTCCTTTCTTTTGTATTGTATAGAATGCTGGGTTCTGTAGAACTGGTGGATTATATGTATATCCATGACCAGCATTTCTATCTCTTGATATAAAAAATAATCCTGTTTCATCTGGAGCTAATCCAAGAAGAGTAACTGGTGCTGGTATTGTTTGCCCTACATTATGACCAAATATAAATTCTCCACGGGCATCAACAGTTAAACATCCTACAGGAAAGCTTCTTCTTTCTGACCAAGACATTTTATCCATATGAAGGACTAAACCCAGTGTAGTAGCTGATGGGTCTGGCATAGCTGGTAGCCCACCACTAATCTGAAAGTAAACGTGGTATTCTCTCCACTTTTCTGAATAAGCACCACATGCTTTGGCGATACCAGCTTTATTAAGTCTACCTATAGTATCAATAATTGGTTCACTTATTTTGTCTACAGAGATTTGAGAACCACCATCAAAACCACCAGAGATTAAAAAGATGCCTTCTGTTGATAAAAAGACTACACCTTTCTGTGGGATAAGAGCAATGGTATGTAAAGCTCTAGTTCCAATTCCCTGTACTAATGGTGAGATTGTAAATCCATTTATTGCATCACCACGAATAATATCAATAGCACTTTCTCTAAAAACAAGTAGATTGTTGTAGTAAGTAAATAGTCCAGTTACGTCACCACCAGCACGACTTCCTACATCGAAAAAGTCTAAAGCTCTATACTGGTCTACTTTTAAGGGTTGACTAAAATAAATACGTTGAGGTTCTGATTGTCCACCGTCAATAAATAGAGAGTTTTTAAAGGTAGCAGAGAAGCGAGTAGATGGTGCTGGAAATAAAATAGAGGCACTATCGTCTGGTGCTAAGGCTCCTAAGCGGGTATCCTTAGTATAGTCAACATAGTTTGTTTCAAAGTTATTAACAATTGTATCTAGATAATAATAAATTTCTTCATCATCTTCTTTTAGATTTTTAGTTCTATAAAGTTTTCTAGCAATAGTTCCTTCTGGTCCAACAGGAATATTCTCTAGGTAAACAGCCTGACGTTTATTATTGTAGGTAGGTGGAGCACCACCGCCATGAGTAATCCAAGAGATAGCAATAGAAGGAGCGGAAAGTGGGCTTTCACTTCCATCAGCAGAAATAAAAGATACCTTCCAACGATATCTGTTTTCATCATCTTTAACAGTAGAACCTAATCCATAAGATTTATCCATATTAAAAGAATGAGGTTGTATTGGCATAACAGTTTGGTCAGCTACACCAGCAGCATTATCTGGATTTGGTGTCCAAGGAAGAGGTGGATTTGGAGTTTCCATAAATCCAAGTCCATAAACTTTTATACCATCAAACTTAATTGGTTTACCATTACCAGAAAGAATAACTAGATTTTTACCAATAGGATTATAATGAGTTGTAACCTCATCTACTGCTGGACGAGAACGTTGAGCGTCAATTGTTTCCTTGGTTAAAGAATTACCTTTCCAATAATGCAAAGACATATTTGCATTTGGGTCCGTAGGAAATACTTTGGTAGTAGGATTAGCATAAGCTTGTTCATAAAGAAGAAAAGACTTAGCACCTTGATGGGAGTTCCAATAATAAACAGAATTAACTGGACCACCATTTTGAAATCCTGCCCAGTTACTTCTATCTTCTACATTTGGAACCAAACTTTCATAGCCTAAACGATTGTCCCAACCTCTAGATTTTGGGTCAACAGTCCAGTTTTGTAATTTATAAGATGAGTTTGCAACTGGTTGTATTCTTTCGTCAATACCAAGGATGCCCTCATATTTAGGTTTGTTAGTGGTGTCCATCCTTTATCCTCTGCTGCTAAGCTTTTGTGAATAACGATAATCAAATAGAGATTTTCCAGGGGCAAATGCTTTCTTTACATGAATACCTGCTGGCTCACTTAACCATCTATTTTCTAGATTAAGTAATTCTTTAGCTGCTTTCTCAGCGTAAATTCTTCCCTGTGCTGGTGTATTGTGTTTGTAGAATAACTCTTCTGCTGTACGGAAGACAAGATATTTGTGACCAGAAGCTGGGATATCTGGACTATCAGTATCATCTACCAATCTTTGTGGTCGATAAAGATAACGAATAGTAACTAGATAATCTCTGTCTTGTCTTGGATATAATCTAACTCTTTGAAATACTCCACCGTGTTCTGGAAGAGGTTTACAATTAGTAAAGACTTCTGTATTTAAAGGAATAGCTGAAGAGGTTGTAGCTTCTCCTACAGGATATTCAGCAGTAGAATAAAACCGATTTGAATTAGGAAGTCTAATGTAATAACGTTTTCTTAAACCATCATAAACATTTGTTACCTGCATGGTAGTAATAGAAACACCATCATTAGTTCCTAGGTTTGGAACAACTTCGTCAGAAATTGGAGAAGGTCCACTTTCCCAAGGAATGCATCTAGAATTTTCTGCAATACCATCACCAGTTGTATTGTGTGCTTGAACAAAGGTATAGCATACATCATACTTTCCAGTAAATGGAGCACGGAAACCTGCTAATGCTCCAATATTTACGGTAGCTATAGGTTCAACTAGTGGAGGTTTAACATAATAATCAGCTTCTGGTACGTAATCTGTAGGTCTTCCAGTTTCATCTAAGTTAATAGAGAACTGCTCATCCATATATTTTGGAAGTGGGTCAAATGGTCTAAGGTCAGCAGCGTCACCATTGGTATCGTTAGCTTCTCTTAAGCCAATTCCTATCAAACCAATACAATCTTGTGGCATGGTAATATAACGATGTTTAAAAATACAGGTTACGTCTGGATTTGAGTTACCAATACGAGGAGTTCTTTCCCACAAAGCAGCCAATCTTTGCTGGTCTTTATCCATACGTTGAAAATAAATTAGTGTCTTGTTAGGATATTCTGGATTAGCACCTACTATATTTGTAATCCAATAATCACCAAGATTAGGTAGAGGTTTATTTGTTATAATATCTGTACCACCAGTAATCTGAATTATATTTCCAGAAGATAGCCATGATGGAACATCTCCACTATCAACGGTAATAAAAGCATAATAAGATGAGCCATTGAAATCGTTATAAAGCTGAACCTGTGCTCCAACAGTATCATCTACAGGAAGAGCTACATCTCCAAATGCCCAAAGCTTAACTTCTTTTTGTGCCCACTTCCATTTACGGTCACTAAAAATGGATTGATAAATATCATTTAGTGTATTACGAACTTCCTCTCGGTATTCGGGTACATCTGGATTGTAGTCCAAGATATTACCAACTTGATTTATTAGTTCCTTAAGGTTCATCTATTCTTCCCTCTACAATAAGTGTTTTATTTTCGGCAAAGAAAAAGCCCCTCAACCATTTCTGGAAGAGGGGCCAACCTTGTCGGGGTTTAGATTAGATGCCCTTGTTTAGTATATAAGCAGTGACAGTACCAGCACCTGGACCAGCAGCAGTAGAGAGAGCAAAAGCAAATGCTTCGCTTACTGATGTACCTGCGGCTGAGTTATAAGGAAGCTGAACTGCTCCAGTTCCTGCTGCACCTGATGGGTCGAGGATTAGAGGGTCACCAACTGCAACTGCACCAGTTACGGCAACAGAAAGTGCTGGGCCTCTAACAACAACGCTAACAGGTGAGGTTTGCTGAGGAGCAACTGTAACAGCCTTTTCTACAACACCAACAACTACTTTCTGTACAGGAGCAGAGTTGAAGTCAGCAAGTACAACGCGAATGGCGGTAAGACCACCAGTTGCGTCAGTAGCCATCTGTGCTACGTCTGCTGCAACTACCTGTCCAGCAGATAGTGTGATGCTTGCACCACCAACTGCATTTGGGTTTTTGAACAAGAATGTCTCAACCTTTTTGCGGTCTGATGGTGAAACTCCTAGTGTAGTACCTGCTGCATCAGCAGTTTCAAGGTACTGAATAAGATTTGAAGTAGCCATGTTATTATGCCTCCCCGTCGATTAGAAGACCCTGACAAGCAAGGTGGTCGGTTACGAGCTGTGCTCTAGTCATTATCTGGGCAGAGCGAGAAGCGTAGCCAGAAACATGCTCAAAGTCTGAAAGCTCAAAGTTTGCATCCTTATCAACAACAAGCTTGAGGTAGTCAGTGTTGAGGAAGTAAGCAGAGATTACATCACCAGCAGCTGGACCAACTGTTACTGAGGCTGGAAGGAATGGGTCAACGTACATCATAGCGCCGTTGAAGGCAAGAGCCAAACGACCACCATCAAGTACAGTTTCCTTCATGTAGAACTCTTGCTGGAATAGAAGGTTCTTGTAAGCCTTATACATATTTGCAGAGGCAAGGATAAGATTTGGTGCAGATGTTGGGCTGTTGATTTGGCACTGAATGTAGAGGTCAGTAAGTTCAGATATTGAAAGTGAACCACCAGCGTCAACGAACTGGTTCTGGTAAGCAGTTGGGAATGCAGCTTTGCTGATACCACCAACAGTGTTTCCCTGAGTACCAAAGGTTCTTGCTTCGAACATACCAGAGGTAAGACCACCAGCACCGTTGAGTGAGGTCATATCAGTAAGAATGGTTGAGGTACCTGCAATTGCCTGTTTCTCAAACTCTCTCTTTAACATGCCCATAACGGACTTGAGACGAGCTTCTGCAATCTTTACAATAGCTCTATCTCCTTTATTGGCCAATTCCTCGGTACGTGTCAAAACTACAGGCGCCACAAAATTGCAGAAGTTGTAGCTAGCATTTCTCATTGCATCTGCTACTGCGAGTGAGACAGGCTCATAGCCAGTAGAGAGCTGAGAGATTGAAGAGTGCTCTGCGAGGATGAGAGCACGGTCGATGGTTGAACCACCGTCTACCTCTTCAACACCACCTTTCTCGCGAATTTTCTCAAGAAGTGGAGTAGACTTGAATAAGTTGTCTACTTCTTGGTCTTTCACGATACGGAGTGTTGAGGAGAGTACGTCATTTGAAATACCCATATTATTATTCTCCTATTAGATTATTTATATTAACTTGATTTGAAGTTCGGTTTATTAGTTTGGGGTGCTCCATTGGAGTTCCTTATAAGAAACTTATTCCTATCAAACCATAAATAGGAGGTTTCTATATTAAGTTTTTATTTTTCTTTATTTCTTCTGAGCAGAAACCCATTCGTAAATTGCAACAGCACCTTTGGCTTTTACGTGGTCTGGAATAGTCCCAGCAGTACCTCTGTTAGCACCACCTACTTTAAGACCATAGTCTCTTGCAGCTTTCTTATATTCGGCTAGTTCGCTCTCAGTTTTGCGAGAATATTCTGTGGTCTTCTGACCCTTTACAATCCAGTATGCTTTTTCTAGAGTTAGGTTTTTATCTGCCATTAGTAACTTGGCTATGTCTGTTTTATATTCTTGTAGGTCTGGATTTTCTTTTTTAAAATTATCTAATGCAATTTGACGTTTTGTAAGCTCGGCTTCTTGACGCATAGGCTCAATAAGTTCCTTCATACGTTTAGCAACTTCTGCTTGTATTTTCATTTCAATAGAGGTTGGATTAAATGGGTCCAGCTCTCCAGTAAAACCTTCAGCTTGTTTTGAAACTTTATCGTAGAAACCACTTTCAAGCATTGCTTTGCGGTCAGCCTCTAACTGTTTACGAGCTTCTGATAAGCTCTGAGTTTTCTTTGTATAATCAGCACGAAGATTTGCAATTAATTTCTTACCATCTTCTGGTAGGTCTTCATAAACCTTAGCGTAGTTTAAACCTTTTGTTTCGCTTAAACCATAATCTGGAGCAGTATCAATTGATACTTCAGCAATATCTTTTTCTTTTACTTTAACAGCATCTTCAGCTGCTCTCTCACTTTCTCTTTCTGATTTAGCTCTTGCTTCTTCTAGAGCTTTAATTGCTGCCATTCTTGTTAGAGCTTGTGGGCTATTTCCTACAGAAACAGGTGTAGAAGTAGCGGCTGCTTCTCCTACCCCATTGTTCCCTGTGGGAGTTGGGGTTGAGTTATTTTCCATTTTAATTTTCCTTATTTATATTTGTTAATTTTTTTACATTCTACTCATCATCAAGGCATCCATATCCTCTTCAGCAGGAGCTGGAGTTTCAACTTTAACTTCTACTTCTGTTCCTTCCTTTTCTCCTTCTGCCATTTTAGGAGCAGACTTTAAAAACATCTGGAAGTCACGGTTCTTAGAAAGAAGAATTATTTTACCAGCAGCCATCTGTAAGGCTCTGCTATCAATTAGTGCATCAAGTGATGGAACTAAATCTGGAAGCATAGCATCAGAAGCAGCAGCAGTAATCATAGAGACTGCCTTAACTATTTCTGTAGGAAGCTTACCTTTGATATCTCCCTCAACTGGAGGGATTGGTGGAAGGCTAGCGTCAAACAGAGGAAGTATTTTATTAATGGCATCAACCAATGCATTAAGAGAACGGGCATCGTAAGAACCTTCTGGAGCTACGCTTTCCATATCCTCGTCATATTCGGCATCCATTTCTCCTGCCACTTCCATTGCTTTCTCTTCCATACCAGCTAATTCATCTTCAGCCTCTGGTGAGGATAAAGCCATTAAATCTTCTTTTGCCATTATTAGTCTCCTACAATAAGTTTTATTTTTCTATAATCCAGAATTAATATCGCTATCCAATAAACCTTTGGACTTCATATTATCGACAGAGAAGGTTTCAGCCAATGCTCTTTCAACAGAACCTGTTTCCTTTTTAATCCTCTCATAAGTAGCTACATCTTTTATGTGGTTGTCGGTATCTACAATTTGTTTATGTACCAAATCGTCTACTGCTCCCTTACCACCAATATCAGAAGAAGAAATTAATCCATTATCCTTAATGTATTTTTCTTTCTCCATACTATTATTAAAATGTCTGCCAAGGCTCTTGTCCCATCCACCACCTGTATCTCCCCATCTACCTGCTGTTTTTGAAATAAGGGGAATATGGCGAAGCATTAGTTCTCCACACTCGGAACATTTAATAGTATCTTTTAGGTCATACTTAACTAAAACATCTACTTTCTTTTTGCAGGGCTGACAGGAATAATCATAAATTGGCATTACCTAACTCCAGTATTTGGTAGTAGTGGGGAAATATTTCTAACAGAAGGATTTTGTACAGCACCTAATGGAGTGGGTGCTACCTGTGGAGGAGTACCTGCTGGAACCGAACCTTCTTCTTTTACCATCATATCTTTAATAGCTTCAGCTTTAAATGTTTCTGGAAGATTTAAGACACGCACCACTTCATTAAGGATGAGTTCTTTGGGCACTCCAAGCTCCACCAAGGTAGGTATATTAGCTAGGAGCTGTCCTTTACTGATTGCTTCAGAGATTGGAGTAGAAGAGCTGTCAGCAGCGTAAACAGAGAAGTCTCCCATTAGGTCATCTGGAGTAACAGCAGATAGTTTTCCATCAAGAAAAACAATCTGTTTCATTCCTTCTGTTAAATATAATCCTAACACAGAAAGATAAATCTTAACCATGTTCTCAATGACAGCATCACGCTCTCTAGCCAACCTTCCTATTTCAGACGATGTATAAGCAGCAAGAGCAGCAGTCTCTGCCGCTGTAATTTTTGTAGCTTCTCCTCGTGTAAAGGGAGCCATAATAGAACCCTTATCTTTATCAGCAACAACTTGACGGTAATACTGTTCCAGTTCTGGGGGTGTGGCGTTTTGAGGAAGAGCTTTAACAACTCCTTCAAGACTTTCATCTTCTACCTCAATAAAGATACCGTCAATACCTGCGGTAATCTGAGCCATCTGTTCGCTATCAAGAGAGCCTTTCTTTACAAGATACTGACGAGAAGCTTTACGTACAGCATTAGCTTGGAAGCTTCGGATAATATTCATTTCAAAGATTTGGTCGTATACTCTTTTCATAGCAGAGTAACCTTCCAATGGAGTATCTGGAATTCTATTAAAGTAGAATGGAGCAATAGGTGGCTGAGGTTTTCCATCCCATGTACGGAAAGGAATAGCTACCTTCTCTTCCATCAATATCTTATCTTCTTTCCAGTTAGGAGAATAAAAGATTAAACGGTCTTCCACCAAATCATACAATTCAAATATCTTTATGTATTCAAAGGTACTTGATGGTTCGGTATGGTCTTCCAACTTTTCTTTCTCAAAATAAAGAGTAGAGATTTTAGACATAGGTGTCCAATCTTTGGCACCAAACTTTTCATCTGCTTCTTTGACTGGAAGGTAATAAATATGTCCTACGTATTTCTGTAAGTCCCAACGAGGAGCATCATAATCTACAACAACTTCCCAAGGAGGAATAGCTACAGGTAATACTTTGGATAGGAGATTATCGCTCTCTATTGGAACCAATTTAATAAAGGAGTGGGTGTAGATAAGAGCCATACGGGAAGCTCCCTCTATTTCTCTACGGCTACGCTCAAGAAATTCATTGGAGATAAACTGTGCTTTCTTAACAGAACCTTTGTTCTCTAATCCTGTCTTCAGAACAACGTTAGGATGTTTAGCATAGAGAGAAGCAATATAACTTTCAATATAAGAATATCCTTCAGATACTTGAACTTGTAGCTGAGTATCTTTCCATCCAACAACAACCCCCTGTTCATCCCAGAAGTTTGTTTCATAAGCTGCCTTGTATCTTCTCATCTCACTACGCTTCTTATCCCAGAATGAGTTATGATAAGAAAGAATGTTTTTAATATCTTTTATCTTCATCTACAAGTTCCCTCTAATAATAGTTCTTTTTTTTGTACTCATATCCTACAGGTTTATAAGCTAATGGAATACCAGCAAAAGCTTGTGCTCTCTTTTTCTTTTTCCATTCTTCTATTGGATTGACACGTTCTTCTCTCCAAACTTCTTTTCCTTTTAAAGCCCAGTATGCAATCATAGTAGAGAATAATAAATCATCATGTTCTCCTTTAGGATGGTCAGGTCTATCTCCAATCCAAGAACAAGTTTTAATTTGATGCAGTAAATCTTTATCCATCTCTACTATTAGTTCATCTTCTACTATTTCTTTAAAGTGAGAGAATAGCCGATTACGGTTTGACATCGTAGTAGTAAACCATCTGCCATCTTTATCTTTCCATAGCTTCTTATATCCCCATCCTACTAGAGCTTCTATAACAGAGGCACCATAAGAATTTGCTTCTACTATAATTTGTGGATTAGAATATTCTAATGCCGTTTCATATAACTCTTCAGCAAAAGCTCTAGGTGTTAAAGTATTGGAAAGATAATGATAGACAGGTTGCATAGTAGCATTGTGTATAATTGTAAATGCAGAATAATCTCCACCTACTCCAGCAGATACATCAACACCTATTGTATAAAGGTCTCCATCAATTATCTGGTGACGATATTTTCTTTTTTCTCTGGAGCCTAAACTTATTCCCTTTATCTCTTCACATTTATCATTCCAGAAATAAGGTACATTCTTGCTACCCTTGAATGCTTCTTCTATAGTCCTAGGATATTCTCTAATAAATTTCTCATAGCCTAGTGTACTTATTTGTTTTCTTCTCCAAGAGATTTGAGAGATAGTTAGACCACCTTCCATCAAAGCTTTCTCTTCATCATATATTCTTTGTAATCTATTTACACCTTTGTCTGAGTATTCCTCATTACAAGTCCAAGGAAAGAATAAAACTTTCCATTCATTTTTACCAGCTAAACTATCCTCTACTAACTTATTAAAATAATCTCCTGCTGTATTAGGAGAACTTTCTATAACTATTCCTCCATCTCCAACAGCAGCAAGTATTGTAGCTAAGGCTTCTTCTGGATTTTCATAGAAAGGAAACTCTGATAGATGTGCTTGAGTAAATACATAACTTCTTGTTCCTCCTTGTCCTCCTGCTGTGAATGCTTTTAATTCAGCACCATTCTTTTTACGTAAGGTTCTAGAGGTTGCTTTATCTGTAGGAGGTTTAATCTTAGGAGGAAGATTATTATAAAATGTTTTATCTGTATTGTGTAAGTTATCAGCAGCTTCTCTTGTATGTGCTACTACTCCTAACTTAACTGGTTCACTAGCTGAATACCATAGCCAGAATTGATATGCTCTAACTAATGTAGAGATACCTAGCTGTCTTGCTTTAACAACTATTATTCTTTTATGTCCTTCCAACAACAAATCCAACAACTCACTCTGGGCGGAATTTAAATCAAAATAAGTTAGTCTTTGTTTCTCTTTGTTATAGATTGTAAGGGCCGATATGAAATCTTGGGGTGTCATTTAGTTTCCTAGGTTAACGTCGTGTCGTGACCAATACGTTTGTTTTTTTAGAGAAGTAGATAGTAGGCCACTGGTATACATATTTTCCCTAGAAGTATTTGTCTCTTTTTTTGCAAATATGTTTGTTATTACTTACCGCCCTTAACTACTTTTAATCTATCGTTAAAAGCTTTCATTACATCATCAACACCTGTATCTATTCCTTCCTTCTGAGCTTTCTTTAGAGCTATCTGGGCATTGAGAATATCTATAATTATTCTTGGGGTTATCTTCTCAGTAACCCTTTCATTGCCTTCTATTTCTAGGAGACAAAGTTCCATGAAGTTTTTTAATAAGTCTTCTGCTCTATCTTCTTTAGCTGCTCTTCGACATTTGCGTAGGGTTCTCTGTCTATGCGTATGTCTAGAGGGTTTATCGTTTTCTTCTTCCATCTTTAATCTCCTCGATTTCTTTATAAACTTTCTGTAACTTCTTCCAAGCGGTTGAAGTGGAGCAAGATAAATCGCGGGCCATATCATCAAATTTACCCGTTTTAATGAAAGATGCCAACACTCTTTGACTACTCGGATTTAGTAAAGCCACGATTTCTTTTGCTTCCTCTACTAAAAGCTCTTTTCTTTCCCATTTAGCTTCACTTTCGTCTATTCCATCTAGGTAATTAATCATATTATCTTCTTCATTACCTTCTCTATAACCCTCTAGAACATGCTCAATAAAGTGATTATCTTTCTGCAATAATACTTTACATTGCCAATCTTTATTCTTCATTTCTGCTCACTTTCTCCCACTCCTCTATACCCCACATAATATCCTTAACTTTCTGATGGATGTTATGGGTAAGTATAGTTGCTTCTTCTACCTTCTGAATAAGTTGGTCAAACTTATCATCAATTCTTTTCAGACTTCCCTTTACTTCTTCTACTTCTGATGGGTTCATTAATTCGTTCTCCTTCAGCAACCTGTAATACGGCTGGCTCTGCTTTAATTTCTCCATCTGCAATCTGTCTATCAAGTCTGGATGGTAAGGTATTTCTTCTTCTTTTCTCTCGGCGGTGTGATATGTTGGTGGCATTATCTTTGGCATATCTTTGTATCTCATCCTGTGTAATCTCCTCATCAAATATCATTTTGAGTAACCATAACTGTTTCTCTGTTAGTTCTCTTCCCATTTTTATTTCCTATTTAAAAGTGTTAACTTATCGTAAGCTTCTTCTATTGCGAATGATTGGGTACATCTTCCTACAAAATCTATCACAACTATAAAGCCCTCTTCAATTCTTTCTACCATTCCTGTATGTGTTTGTAGGATAGTATCTATTGTTACTGGAACATCATCTAATCTTCTTCCGTCTTTTATTCTCTCATAGATTGTGGCGAGGTCATTAGGATGAAGTGTGAGAACATTCCATTGTACAAGGTCGGCTACTTCAATCATTAAAATATATCCCAGTCTTGAGAGAAAGACTTATGCACTGGAGCCTTCTGAAGTTCCTGTGGGTTTAGGTCTATTGTATCTGAGAAGTCTTGGATATCTTCTTCTTCAATATCGAGAAGCTTATTACCTTCTTCTACCCTAGAGTTATCTTCATCTGATACTGCGGCTAACCATTTGCCGACCTGAATTGGAACGAGAAGTTTATAAGTTACAAAGTCTGGATTGCCTGCCCTTGTATTTACTACTATGGTAACTGCATCTCCAACAGAAAAAGGTGGGACCATTTTAATTCCTAATGCTTCTTCTACTTCTTTAATCTTAGATTGCATGATAGATTTCCTTTGCTTTGAGATAAGCTGAGTGGGCTTCTTCTTCTGTATTGAATGTACCAAGATGAATTTGTTTTCCATTTGCTTGAATGCTGGAGAACCACTTACTATAATCACCACATTTATAAGCACCCTTGGAAGCCGTGTTCCAACTATTTTGTTTTAATGTTACTAGTCGAAGGTTCTCTACCCTATTATCACCCCTGACCCTATTGATGTGGTCAATGACTAAATCTTTATTGTCATGCTGAAGATAATATTTAGCTACCAAGCGATGATTGTAGTGTGTACTTTCTCTTCCTTCCCAACAAAGAATAACCTTCAAGTATCCATCCTTATCAGGTGCTGGCTTAAGTTGTTTTATCTTTCCATTTCTGAAGGACCAAACATTACCATCGCTATCTATTTTATATCTACCATTGTATCCAATTATATCTTTCATCTTATCTCCTTGAATTTTTACTTTAACTTTTCTTTAACTGAAGAACTTATAACCGCCATTATTATTTCTTCTATACTATATGTTTAAGTAATAATAGTTTCTTATTCTTTTCTTCTTTTTTATTTAATATTATTTAATATCTTTAGTAATTAGTTTAGATATATCTTAAAAGAACTTTTTATTTAAAATATATTTTTTATATTTCCTACAAGATACATTCTAACAAGAAGATATTCAGCCGCCACTTGTATCTTCTTGTAGGAATATTATACCTCAGCTTCCCTATCTTGTCTACCCTTGTAGGAACTTTCTTGTTGGTTACCTGTCGGGATACCTTAGGTTCGCTACGCTCACACCCTCACCCCCTACCCCCTCTCCCATGCAAAAGTATTACCAGATTTTAGGGTGTGACCATAAAAAAAATGAAAATAATTTTAAAATAATTTTTGAGGCGATTGGAACCTCTATTCAGCTCACGCAATAGGAAGCGATTTAAGCCTAGGATAATAGGCTACCCATCTCTTACCATACCCTCACCCATCCATCGCGCTCATATCGCTTCCCAGTGGCCTTCCTAGTTGTCTAAATAGTATGGGCTGTGGGGTAGTTCGTTCAGCAGTATGTGATATAATTCTTCCTGAGCTTTTTCTTTGTCTCTCTTTGCAATCTTCTTGCCATACAGGGTAAGATAGGTTATTAAGATTGTAGCCGCCCGCTCAAATTCTTTTGTTAATTTCTTAACGTCGTTCTCTCGTTCCCAATGTGGAGACATAAACACCTCTCTAAAAAAAGTTAAAATATTTTTTATATTATAAGCTTTTAATATATTTATCTACTATTTATTTGTAGTTAATGTAGATTACACCGCCATGTAATCTCTTGACAAAAACTAAATCAATAGGAGATACAAAATGTTAGAGAGTAAAAAATCACAGGCAGAAAGATTAATCGGTAAGACTAGAGGTGAACACTTCAAGACTTGCCTACAAGGAAGCAAGATGGTAGTAAGACAAACCTGCAATGGGGTAAATGATTATTGTTCTGAATGGATAGCTGCCGCCACAGATGATGTTCTTCCTACTGCTGACCTGCTTCATCCACCAGATATGTTAATGACCAAAAGAGATAGCGGTAAAACTTACAAGATAGAAGTCAAGCGTGACGCAAGAAGTAGAGACACTGGTAATATCTTTTTTGAAACAAGAGCAATCTCAGAAGCAGTCCATGATGGATGCGAAAGAATGTGGTTCTGGATTGATGGATTGGGTTCTTACCTCTTCATCAATTTGCCACAGTTACAGGTATGGTTACAGAACCAACACTACTATCACAAGGCTAATGCTGGTGATGGAAAAGTTTATGGTGGTAAAGTTAATTCTGGTTGGGCAATACCAATTAAGAAGTTTGTTGATGGAGAATGTCCATCAGTTAGAGTAGGTCCAATCGCTCCTCTCTGGTGTGAGGTAAGAAAGAGCTGGATAAATAGAAAGTATTTGCCTATTGATTTAAGAATTAAGGATGATGAATTCCAAAAATATTTAGAAGATTTTTGGAACACTCCTACTACCTCAGGAGAGAAGATGGTTGTAGATTTTGGTTCCCACTTCTGGAATGAGAAAGACAATAGCTGGATTGAAGTCTCTAAAATAATATCCAGTAAGTTAAAGTAAAGTTATGCCATAGTAAAAAGTCAACTCCTTGAAAAAATTAACCCCTCTTACTTTGCGGTAGGAGGGGTTAATCTTTGTGGCGAGGATAAAGGATTTAATACATATAGAATTAGGTCGGTTAAAGATAACGCTAATCAAACAGATGTTGTGAATATAACTTAAGTGTTATTTGAATTCACAAATATATTATACTGGGTACTTAGATTTTAACCAAGCATAAAGATTATCTCCGCAACATATTGTTGGGGCTAAGTCTCTGTGTGCTACTATCTTTGCTGTTGGATGTTTGCCCTTCCATTCTCCCAGTAGAAGTTCTAATGAGATTAATTGGAAGGATGTTGGTGTATCTCTACTGAATGAACCTGTGAGACATACTGCGAGCGTTCCTTTATTGTGGCCTTTAACAGATGCAGGCACCTCACTCTCTGGCCTTCCATCGTGAATAATCCCATCAGAAGTAATAATCTTATGGTAACCAATTCCACCGAAACCTCTTTCTTTATGCCACTTCTCTATTTCTTTTGGAGTGGTATCTGGATGTGAAGCTGAATGATGAACTACAAAATGCGTAATTGTTTTTGGTTGTTTCATTTCTTGCTCTTGTCACCAACACAACGCCACTTCTTTCTTGATAGATTGTTGGGTGTGTTAGGGTCATTCTGTTTTTCTTTAGGTAATCTTTTCTTTATACCATTGGAACGAGCGCAGTAACTATCTCCCTTTGGTGTCCCAGGTTTTACTGAAGCACCTTTCTGTCCATAGCGTACAGTTTTCTTTCTACCTGTCTTTGGATTAGTGATTACTTTCTTACTTGCCTTTTGGTTTGAAGCCACCTTTCTTCTCCTTCATTTTCTTGTAGGTCTTTGGGTCAATAGTAGATTTCTTTTTACTTCTACTTGTTCCAGCTTTCTTACGCTTGTTTATATTTTCATATAGGCTCATGCTAGATGCTCAACTATATGAAGGATAATAGCAAGGGCTGAAAGACCTATGCTTGTCCACTTCTTTACCTCTCTTTTTTTATCGAGAGGAGCAGCAGCAATAACAGCAGAAGCCACAGCAGGAGCTACATCTTTTACAACCTCTGCTACTTTTTCTACATCAACTTTCTTTTCTTCTTTCTTTATTTCAACCTTTGCTGGCTTTGGAATTCTTGATGCTTCGGTCATTAGTTTCTCTCCTTGATGATTTTAATATCTGTTTTAATATCTTCAATGTCTTCTTCAACTCTGTCCTGTCTTTTGGTAAGTTGGACGATGGTGGTTTCAAATACCTCTCTGTCTTTTTTGTGTTCGGTAAGGATTGCTTCGACATTCTTCTGTTGGTTTTGAACATATTCTTTAAGAAGTGGAAAGGCTTGTGCAGTTATGAATTTATAAATGCCCCATAGAATAAGTATCATAATTGCAAGAGCACCAAATGGACCAAGGGCGGCTGTAATTAATGTCTCTAACATTAGACCTCCTCAAACTGAATTAGCTTTCCAGCAAAGGCTTCTTGTGTTCCATTAAGGAGAAGCTGACCATAATCAATATCAAGACGAGAGCCATCCTGTAGAATAATGGTATCATCACTTTCTAATCCATATGGTCCTGTATAACAATTGAATTCAAATGACCATCCATCTGGAAGTATTGTTACTTTAACTTTCATTATTTAAATCCTATAAATAAACCAGAGAAGACAGAGAAATCATTATTAGTATCTAAAGCTCCAGCACCATTGCGTCTTATATCTATAGCAATTAATCTTCCTTCTGGAACTGAAGTTAAATCAAGAGTAAAAGATAAATAAGTCCATTCATTATTATTTAAGAGTGGTCCAATAAAGTCAGTTGGTGTTGGGATTATTTGTGTAGAAGTAGCTGCTGTCATTTTATTAACAGTATTTTGATATCTAACAAAAACGCCAAGTGTTGCATTACCTGTTGGTGCTACGTTTTCTGACCAGTAATAACCAGACACAATAAGTGATGTAGCATTTGGTGGTTTATAAAACTGACAGTTTGCATTTGCTTGAAAACCTACACCAGAAAAACGTGGAGCGTTCTCACCGTTAACTAATCCAAAGTTAGCAATAGATACAGGAAGATATCCTCTAGTATATCCAGCAGGTTCATATGGGTTGGTTGTTTGACCAAAACCAAATGGAGTTTCAACAGAAGCTCCGAATACATCAGCGCCTGTAGTTGCCCCTCCCATTACATCACACCATTAGCAGGGTTAGGCCAACTGGCTATTGAAGCACAAGCAGCATCTAAATCCTCTGGACTATTAATAAACCATGAGCTACCATAACACATTAGTTGACCAACACCATCTGTAGGCCAAGCGGCATGAACTGCTTCTGATGTAAGTAGCCAACTATTTACATACCACACATAACCGATAACTGGATTTAACTGTATAATTTCTAACATTTATTAAACCCTCTCTATAATGTAGATGTTCAGCTTTTTAATAGCCCAGCTTGTTGGACCTGTATTAACATTTCCTGTCTTGCACCAAGAGACAATAGCCCA